TAGGTGATGGCTCGTAATGCTATGGCATAAAACAATAGGTGCTGGCGGTATTAGTAAAGGCTTAGAAGTTACTACTTGTGTTAATGTTAATAATGGTTCTACTTCAACTCCTAGTGTAAGTTTAACTAGCTACGATATAGAAGCTGGAGACATTATATTAACTAGTATAACAAGCAGGTCAACTTCTGATTTTAGCTACACTTGCACTAGCCCTGGTTATATTGAATTAGCAGAGCTATATGCGAATGACACACATGACTCTAATATGGCTGTTTATTATAAAGTAGCAGATGGAACAGAAACTACTTTAGCTTTTAGCTCTAGCACTTTTCTACATAGAATATCTATAGTGGTTGTTCGAGGTGCAGATACACTATCACCAATAGATGTTTCTATAACAACAGCTACAGGAATAAATGGCACAGCAGAAACACAGCCTGATGTAACTACAGTAACAGATGAAGCAGGTATTATATTATTTTGTTGTGCTAGTGGATCAGGTGCAAACCCATTAACAACACTTACACAGCCTACAGATACAGATAACTTTGCCCAAGCAGGTGGTAATACGCATAGAGGTGCCGTAGCTACTTACATAGCTGGTGATGCTGGAAGCCAAGCTACACCTGACTTTGGTGGTGGTACAACTGGAGATACTACACAGACATGGATATGCTCTACAGTAGCCATTAGACCCAACCAACAAAGCAACACATGGACACCAGCAGACATTACAACAGAGCTTTGGTACGATGCTGCTGATTTAAGCACAGTAACACTTGGTTCTACTAGTGGTGTTCAAAATGTTTCAGTATCTCGTTGGAATGACAAAAGCGGTAATGGAAATGACGTTACAGATTCTGGTGGTAGTTCTAAGGATTATACTTATGGTCAATTTAATGGTCATAACTGTATAGAGTTTTCAGATGGTTGGCTCAGAGAACGTGTAAGCACATTGGGTATAAGCACTAACTTTAGTATTCTTGCAGTAGGTTCTGTTAAAACAACTAATATTGGCCAGTTTGATAGATTATTTTCACTTAAGACAAGTGATGATAATCAAGACTGGGATAATAACTTTAGTTTTAATATGTATTGGGATAGTGGCGTAGCAATAGATATTGGTAATAGTGATGCAACAGAGCAGACTGTGGCGAATAATGAAGCATTTATGCTGGAAGCCTATTGTTCATCAGGCAGCTTAGACCAATACTTTAATGGCTCTTTGATTGATTCTGCAATTAATACCTCTGTTAATTTAAGTGTAGAAGATATAGGAATAGGTGTAGCCTTTGGGTTTACATCAGATCAAATATGGAATGGTGACATATGTGAAATAGTTGTTATACCAACAAGTAGTAGTTCTGATAGACAAAAGGCAGAAGGTTATTTAGCACACAAGTGGGGCACTGAGGATGATTTACCTTCCGACCACCCATATAAATATTCACCACCAACCTCATAGGTAATAATATGTACGTTAAAGTTTTAGAAGATGGAAATGCGAACTTATATACTATATCTAAATTAAAAGCAGATAACCCATATGTATGTTTCCCCGAAAGCATTTCAAACAGTATTTTACAGGAATACAGTGTGTATCCTTGTATTGATGACAGCGAACCTTCTTACGACAGTTTAACTCAATCTATTTATGCTCGTGTAGAACAGGTGAATGGAGAATGGCACTATACAAAAAATATTAGAAATAAATCAGTTGAACTTGCAAGTCGTAATATTCGAGAATACAGAGATGCCTTATTAAGGGAAACAGATTGGTTAGGTGCATCAGATGTAACAATGTCTACTGAATGGGTTACATACAGACAGGCTTTACGAGATATACCACAACAAGACGGCTTTCCATTTAGTATAACTTATCCCACTAAGCCTGTAGAAACGTAAGGAAATATTATGCGATAGATACTTGAATATAACGAATAATTATTCAAACACCTTGTATAAATAATCCTATAATACAAATAGGAGTTTCTTACTGTGGCAATATATGACGCACAATCCCAAAACACATCTACTCGAAATGTAAGGCAATATTCAGACTTAGATTTGTTTTTTGGTAAAAGAAATTCAGATTCAGATGTAAATCGTATCACAGACATTCAGGCAGTTAAACGATCAGTTCGTAACTTAGTATTACTCAATCACTTTGAAAAACCATTTCACCCTGAGATTGGTTCGGGTGTGCGAGACATGTTGTTTGAATTAATGACACCAGTCACAGCACAAATACTTACACGAAAGATTGAAGATGTGATTACAAACTTTGAACCACGAGCTCGTTTAGTCAGTGTTCGTGCGTTACCAAACTTAGATCGAAATGCATATGAAGTTTATATAGAATTTTATGTGATAAACACTCCGACAGAACTCGTTGATGTGTCTGTCCTACTAGAGAGATTGCGATAGATGGCAACCAACGATAGACGATTAAAAGTCACCGAACTTGATTTCGATGACATTAAAAATAATTTAAAAACATTTCTAAAAACTCAAGATCAGTTTAAAGACTATGATTTTGAGGGTTCAGGCCTGAACATATTGCTTGACACACTTGCATATAACACACACTATCTCGCTTTCAATGCAAATATGCTTGCCAATGAAATGTTTTTGGATAGTGCATCACTACGTTCAAGTGTTGTTTCACTTGCAAAAAGTTTAGGATACGAAACCACTTCTGCTCGAGCATCAACAGCAACAATCAATGTGGCACTCACGACAACAAGCACAACAGCGACCATGCCAGCAGGAACAGCGTTTACCTCAACAGTTGATGGTGTAAATTATCAATTTGTAACTGTATCTGATATTACTGCTTCAAATACTGGTAATTTAATTACGTTTGCAAATACACCAGTATACGAGGGCACATATCTTACCACTCGATACACAGTAAACAGTGATGATGTTGATCAAAGATTTTTGTTAACAGACAGTCGTGCTGATACTTCTACACTCACAGTAAAGGTACAAACTTCAGCATCAGATTCAACCACAACTACTTACACAAAAGCTACAGACATTACTGAGCTTTCATCAACAAGTAGTGTCTATTATTTGCAAGAAACTGATTCTGGTTTATATGAGATATATTTTGGTGATGGTGTAGTGAGTAAATCTGTTGTTGATGGAAATATTGTTACACTACAATACGTTGTTACAAATAAAACTTTGGGTAATGGTGCAGTGACATTTACACCACCTTCATCAATTGATGGTGTCACAACAATTAACGTCACAACTATTTCTTCAGCAATCGGTGGTGCTGAACCAGAGACAATTAGTTCAATTAAACTAAACGCTCCATTGGACTATGCTTCACAAAGTCGTGCAGTAAACATAAACGATTACAAAGTATTTGTAAGAAAATTATTTGCAAACACTCAGGCGGTTTCAGTGTGGGGAGGTGAAGATGGAAGTTATGATTTCAATACCAATTCGGCGAGTTCAAATCCAGAGTTTGGTAAAGTATTCATTTCTGTAAAAACAACCACAGGACAAAACTTAACATCTGCACAAAAACTTAAGCTAGAAAATGATTTAAAACCTTTTAAAGTTGCATCTATTACACCAGTGGTTGTAGACCCTAATACGACTTTTTTAATTCTGACTGTTAATTTTAATTACAATACAAATTCAACCACTCGATCAGCTGATGATTTAAAGAGTTTGGTCACAACCACAATTAGTGATTATAATACATCAGACTTGTTAACTTTTGGAGCTCCGTTCAGACAATCAAAACTTACAGGTTTGATTGATGATACTGATACCTCTATACTAAACAGTTCAGTAGTTGTATCAATGGGTCAAAAGTTTGCACCGATAACTACTTCTGCAAACTCATATGTGATTAATTTTGGAAATGCTCTTTTTAATCCTCATGTTGGACACACATCAATTATTGCTTCAACTGGATTTAACATAAACAATGATACTACCTCAGAGTATTTTTTTGATGATGATGGAAGGGGTAATTTGAGAATTGTTACTGGATATGGTGATACTGATACTGTATTCTCTGCGACTGCTGGAACAGTTGATTATACAACTGGTATTGTTTCAATTAACTCAATATTAATTACAGGAGTATCTAATGTAGATGGTTCTGCATCAACACAAATTAGAATTACTGCTACACCAAACTCATATGATATTGTACCTGTTCGTAATCAAATATTAGAGATAGATACTGTAAATACTTTAGTCACTGCAAACGTGGACTCGGCTTCATCATCGGGAACTGCATTTTCAAATACAACAACAGGGTCAACTGCAACTACAACAGTAACCACACCTTCGACAACACCACCAACATCGGCATATTAAATCATGAGTAAAAATGACTCAAAACTCTTGACTAAGGTATCACCTTTAATTGAGGGTCAAGTACCAGATTTTGTTCAAGCAGATCATTCACTGTTTGTTGAGTTTGTCAAAGACTACTTTGAGTTTTTAGAGTGTGCCAAATTAACTGTAACAGGTACAATTCATTACATTCGACAGGAAGTAGAGACTACCGAATATATTCTTTTAGAAGATGGTGAACGTATCATTACAGAAACAGCTGATGGTTCTATCTCACAGTTTACTGTGGGTGAAACTATTACAGGTGGAACATCAAAAGCCACTGCAACAGTTTTAGTTGATGACTCTAGAAATAATTCAATCTTTGTAAGTTCTCAACAAAAATTCATATTAAATGAAACTTTAACAGGGTCAACATCTGGGTCTACAGCAACGCTGACTTTGTATCAGGCAAATCCTGTTCAAAATATTCAACAACTACTTGAATACGCAAATGTGGATAATACAATTGATCAATTTCTTGATCAGTTTCGTAAACAATTTATGGCTTCGATACCCAATACATTGGCGTCTGGTGTATCAAAAAGAAATCTAGTTAAGAGTATTAAAGACCTTTACACTGCTAAAGGAACATCTGAGGCAAACAAATTATTCTTTCGTATTTTAGTAGATCAGATAGCTGACGTATTCTATCCAAATGAAAATATGCTAAAGTTATCTAAGGGTAACTTTAGAAAAATACCAGTATTAAGATTAACTGCAACATCATCTGACATTAGTGGTGATGAAATTTTTGGAACAATTATAACAGGTGAAACATCAACTGCAACTGGATTAGTTGAGAGTGTGACTTCTTTTTTAGAGGCGGGAGTAACAATTGTTGAGGTTGGTCTTGAAGAAATTAGTGGCACATTTCAAACTGGGGAAACAGTAACAGCAACATCAGTCTCTAGGGATGTCATTGTTGAGTTTACAGTTCAAACAATCGTAACAGATTTAACAATTACAAATGATGGTATACTCAACGCACCATTACAAAAAATTGCATTTGAAAATTTAGGTGATGGTTCAGTAGATGCACGAGTAGAGACAGTTTCAGCTGGTTCAGTAAATGGTTTGATTATTGATGATGCTGGAAGCGGTTACGCAGTAAATGATACTTTAGTGTTTACATCTACTGTAGAAAATGATGTCGTATCAAACGCAAATGGATTTGTAAGTTCAGTTGGTGGTAG